CGAAAACCGACGACGTCCACGACACTAGGCCTCTACGCGAGCTTTCATGTTGTCAACGGGGTTTCCGCTGGAGCGAGGAGCTCGGCCGTATCGTTGGCCCCCTCTCGTTGCGCTCTTTAGGTAGAAGTTTGCACTGCTCCATGCCTTCCAGTATGGACGTGATGGCAGTCGAGCAAACTACCGTCCGTACTGTCCTCGAAGAGCTTGCTTTGCACGGACGCGAAGTCTTCGAGGAGAGATCGCGCATGATTTATTTAGCTGCGGAATCCTCGGGACGCATTGGCACGCACAGGGACACGCTTTCCAAGGGCTTCGATCATTATATTTCCGTCTTACAAGCTCGGTTCCCTAACTCCATCTCTCCCGAACTTAGAGCTGAACACAAAACCCTCTTCCTCGAGTCTGAGGAGGAGATTTCTCACGCACGGGATGATGCGTGCACCCGAGCTTCGGAATTATCCGACTCGTGCTGCGAAATCATCCAGGGACTGACAAACCCGGCTGTCATGCCAAGAGTTGTCCCCAAAGTGGTCTGGTTACCAGAAGGAGCTACCCCTATAGCGCCTTCCAGGCTTTCCACCTTGGGATCAGGGAATGACGGGCCGGATAATCCGCCTACCCCGTCTATATCAGAAAGGATTTCAAACCAAAACGAAACTCAAACAACAAACACACAAACAGAAAATTTATCCTTTCACGCACTTGATTCAGCACAACAATCCGTGAGCGTCCCCCATTCGACAAGTCCAATTTCCGCCACTCCGCGCACTTGGGACAGTATGGAGAGCGTCACACGAAGACCTATCAAGATCGCGTCCATCCCCTGGGAAGTGGGTGGTACCCTTGAGATCAAGCTCAATCCATGGAAATCACTTTTGTCAAACCCGGTCATCACCAATCGTCTTCAGTACTTTAGATTCTTCAGAGCCTCAGTCAAGATCCAAGTTCTTATCGACGGAACAGCTTTTCACTCGGGTCTAGCGTGGCTAACGTACACCCCGTTGCGCTCAGTCGACGAGATGACCCAGTACGAAGCTACTAGCGTGCCCGATTTAGTGGAGATGTCGCAGAGACCCCGTCTTACGATTAGCCCCCGGGAATCTCAGGGTGGTATGATGTATCTTCCTTTCATCTACCAGCGCGATTACGCCGACTTAACCTCGAACAACGTCGACGATTTGGGGGAATTGTACCTGCGTTCGATTGTTCCTCTTACGATGGGCAATGGCGGGACACAAAGTTGCAGAATTACGATTCTCGCTTCCCTCTGTGATGTGGAAACCCACACCCCTACCAACCACGAGAATTTGTCGAACCGAGTGAAGAATCAGGGCGAGGATGTCCCGAAGTCTACCATCTCTGGCTCCCCCGATCGTAATTTGCTTTCGAGCAAGTCGGGGGTGAATTCCGATCCCTCCACTATGTGGGGGGTAAGGCAATCCACCAGAATCGCTGACCTGGGAGGCATCGAGGCTTACGTGGGCTCCTTTATCTGGGGCAGCTCTTCCGCAGTCGATTCCGTTTTGTACTCCTTGCGGTGCTCCCCTTTCCACGGGATACAGACCGGGAGTGGGCCCACTTTGGAGTCGCACGTCACCCCCGCGGCGTGGTTGGCACTCCCCTTCACATTTTGGAGGGGCACTGTCTCGTACCGCTTCGAGATTGTAGCCTCCTCGGCCCACAGGGGGAAGATTATGTTTTCCTGGGATCCTTTGTATACGCGCACGAAGGGAGAGTACAACAAAAATTACTCGACGGTCATGGACATAGGCACCAACAACTCCCACGTTGCTCGCATCGGATGGGGCCAGGATAGACCGTACCTTCCTTGTATCACTGGCATGTCCCAACTAGTCAACCAGTCACTGAAAGAATACACCACTACTCAGCCCTATGCCAATGGTGTCCTCACGGTTTCCACGTTTTCCCCCCTTATGATCCCGAATGGTTTGGTCGACACCAATGTCACTATTCTGGTGTACGCGAAAATGATGCCGGATTATGAGCTAGTACTTTCACGCGAGCCCCTTACCGGCACCCTTACGCAGAAGAACAATACCCGCCAGGACACGGCTCCCCCAGTGCCCAACCGCGCCCCTCCTCCGGAAACGGAGATACCGGTTGCGAACCCTACCTTATCGACGGTTAGAGTGTTGGACATCTGCGAGTGGCCCCTCCCCGCTGGGTTGCGCAAGAACACGAAGTTCATTTCGGGGACGACCGTCTACCCGGACCCCACGTGGCCCGGAGCTCTCGCGGACATTACTATGGAACGAGTAAAGATGGGAAGTGAGGATTACGAATTGGCCCAGGACGTCCAGTATTCTCCTGAGAGCGCGTTCGTTCTTCGCGCTCGCGGTTTCGTTGAGGGGGAAACGAAAGTGGATCTTACCGTGGTTGGCCGAGGCCCGGGGAATGTCGACAAATATTCCGCAGTTTTGTCCGGTATAACTGCGAACACTGACATAATTGTCCTCCCCACTGACGGGAGAAACAACTTCGTCGGGAATTTTAACATTTCGGCAACCAATCAGTTTCAGGGAGTGAAGTTCATTTACAAGGCTCCGAAATGGGCTGCGAATTTCCGTCGGGCCCAACCGCTGGGTCTTGAACCCGATCTCCGTCCGACTGTAAATTGGTATGGAAACGCCGGCAACCTTCTCGTCGAACAGGAACCTTTTGCTCGATCGAACGTCTTTGCGAAGTTCCGTATCACGGATGGGTCTTTTCCAGCACCCGTAGTCGTGAGTAACTACATTATCACTTACATTGGAACTTCTCCGCCGGGGAACCCCATCACGCTTACTTCTCGCGGGGGGACATACGCTTTCCCCTCATCCTTTTCAGGTGAAGTCCGCCACGCTGGAGTCCCGTACGATCCAGAGATGCGCCTCCTCATCCCGAGTGGGGCTGAAATATCCATTCTCCGAGTGGGTTTCTACCAGGTCAACGAGACCGCTACCCGGGATGCGATTAAATCCCAACCGCTCGTCGTCAACCAGAATGACTCTCAGCAGGGGGAAGACTGTCAGTACGGACCTGATCCAATACCTGGAGTATCTTCGATATACTTCCAGGAGGTCGTAACTGACATCCTCCAACCTCTGAGAGTCCCCCACTCAGCGTTGGGATTCATATCCCGCTCTCAGCCTGGGGTTTTCTTTTCGAGTTGCAGGCTTGAACATTTCCCCTTTCAGTACCGTACCCCTTCGAATACGGACACGATATCCTCTTTCCCTTATCCTCATCTCCTGGATTATTTCGGGAGAGCGTTTATCGCTATCAGAGGTTCAATGAAGATGATGATCGATTTCGAAGCTAGAGCCAACGTCACTGCCTCTAGAGTTCCGTGGGCTAAAGTCAGTAAAATGCCCATAGACAGATTCCTCACATTAGCTGAGGTGGGGGGAAACCCCCGAAACCCAGGCTTTCAAGGTTCAGAATGGTTCAACACCTTTCTCACGTCGAAGCTTGAGCTTGATCTACCGTGGTTTTATCCCTTTAGATTCGCTCTTGCACGCTCCACCTTGCGAAGCAATCATGCCTACTTTGCCTACCGTCTTGAAACCGGCGGGCAAAGCGATGAACGCGGTCACGTTCATTACAGTATTGGCGACGACCTAACAATGTCACACTTCCTGTGCACTCCGGTGCTGCGGGCAGCGTGACTCCTCCTACAGCGAGCACCCCGCTGTGACTCCCCCTTAATGGGGAGCATACAGGGGCCATTTGAAAACAGAAAATTTTTACCTTGGTCCTTGACCGAGGCTTTTTACCCAACAAGCCAACTTCGGG